GTCACTCTGCTGTTATATGGTTTGCCGTCACACCAAGTGAGCAACTTATCATTTATCGTGAGCTGTATGTGTCTAAAGTGTTAGCCAAAGACTTGGCACATATGGTATTGAATGCTGAAAAAGATGACGGACTGATTCGTTACGGGGTATTGGATAGTAGTTGCTGGGCAAAACGTGGCGACAGTGGTCCTTCCATTGCTGAAACAATGATTATGGAAGGTTGTCGTTGGCGTCCCGCAGATCGTAGTGCTGGAAGTAGGGTTGCTGGTAAGAATGAGTTCCATAGACGACTTCAGATGGATATATTTACAGAGATGCCTAGAATGGTTATAACAAGTAATTGTGTAAATACAATTGCTCAGATTCCTGTACTCCCTTTAGATAAGAAAAATCCAGAAGATATCGATACTAGATCTGAAGATCATATTTTTGACGCAATTCGTTATGGTATTATGACCAGACCTAAAAGTAGCTTGTTCGATTACAATCCAAGTAACACAAGATTTTCAGGAATGAAAATTTCTGACCCAACATTTGGTTATTAATATGGAACTTCTATCTAGAAAACAAGCTAAAGAACAAACTTCTGTTTTTTATTTTACAGGAATACCTTGTCCTCATGGTCATGTGTCTAAACGCTACACAACAACTTCAAATTGTTTTGATTGCCATACTAGTTACTATGGTAAACCTGATCAAAAGTTAAAGCAAAAAGAATATAGAGAAAGAACTAAAGATAAGAAAGCTGCATATGATGCCGAATTCTCAAAAAATAATGCAGCATATAGAAATGCTTTAAAGTCTGCAAATCGGGCAAAACGAAAACAAAGAATTGTAGGTTGGGATAAAGAGTTTACAGAATTCGTAGCTGTTGAAGCTTTTTCTCTCGCTAGGATTCGACATACGATGACTGGTATTGTTTGGCATGTAGATCATGTTATCCCATTAAGAGGCAAAGCTGTTTCAGGATTACATGTGCCCAATAACATACAAGTAGTTCCTGCAACTTGGAATCTACGGAAAAGTAATGTATTAATAGAAAGGTTCTTTGGGTAATTATGGAGCATCCTAGTAAAAAAGCATACAGGGAAAAGAATAAAGAGAAAATTTATGCGAGGGTTAAAGCATGGAGACTAAAGTACCCTCATAGAGTATTGATGAATGGCGCTAGACAAAGAGCAGTTAAACGGGGATTAGAATTTAATATAGAAGCTGTAGATGTTGAGATTCCTGTTAGCTGCCCTATATTAGATATACCGATTAGTAAACATATATGTGTAGATGTACGATCAGGGCCACATAATAATTCTCCTTCTATAGATAGGATAGACAATACTAAAGGATATACAAAAGGAAATATTCAAGTTATTAGTCATCAAGCTAATACAATGAAAGGTAATGCATCACCAGAAGAACTTATTAAATTTGCAAACTGGATATTAAAAACTTACGTAGGAAAATAAAATGGAAACTAATACAGAAATAGAATACCAAGCAACAAATCAAGGTGAATTAGATGTTTGTTATGTTATGCAAAAAGCAGTATCAGATGGATTTTGTGAAAAACTTATTGAAGAATATTCAAAGCCCGAAGTAGAAAAAGAACAACCATTTATTGGTGAAGGTAGAGATTTAGAAAAGAATATTAATCTTAATATTCGTAATGTATTAAGACTTCCATTACCTATGAATCAAGGTATAGGTGCTACATTGACTTCATGTGCTTTAAATATAAATCATCAGTTTTGGCAATATAATGTAACACACTCTAATCAAACAGAGTTTCTTATGTATGATGTTAATGGGAAGTATGAAGCTCATGTAGATACTTTTCATGCTCAATCAAATGAAACTCGTAAGCTTACAGCAATAGCAATTCTTAATGATGACTTTGAAGGTGGTAAGTTTTATATTATGAATAGTCATGAAAAAGTTTACCCACCACAAGAGAAAGGTGATATAATAGTATTTCCTTCTTTTATGGTACATGGTGTAGAACCAGTAACAAAGGGTATGAGATACACAGTTGTAACATGGATGGTTGGTCCATACTTTAAATAGGAGATAGAATGAGTAAGATATTATTATTAGATATTGAAATGGCACCAAACGTAGCTCATGTATGGGGTATCTGGGATCAAAACATTGGTATCAATCAATTAAGAGAAAGTTCTTATGTAATGTGTTATGCAGCCAAATGGCTTGGTGATTCTAAAATGATGTTTGATTCTGTTAAGAAATCAGGTGCTAAAAAAATGCTTGTAGGCATTCATAAATTACTTGATGAGGCTGACGCCGTCATCCATTACAATGGTAAACGATTTGATATACCATCACTCAACAAAGAATTCTTATTACATAACATGTTCCCACCAGCACCATTTAAAGAAATTGACTTGCTTACTGTAGCTAAAGGTCGTTTTAGATTTGTATCTAACAAGCTTGACTATGTTGCTCAATCACTAGGCTTAGGTAAGAAGACTGAACACAGTGGTCATGAGTTATGGGTACAGTGCATGGCAGGTATCCCTAAGGCTTGGAAAACTATGGAAGAGTACAACAAGAACGATGTTATCCTTCTAGAGAAGGTCTATGAACGCTTTAAACCTTGGATTAAGAATCACCTTAATAACAATGTGATTAATGGTACAACTGATTGCTGTCCTACATGTCAATCTAAAAACATACAAAAACGTGGATTTAACATCACTACGACTAGCAGATACCAACGTTATCAATGTAGAGATTGTGGTAATTGGTTTAGAGATGGTACAAACCTTAAGGCTAAAGGATCACAGAAGTTTCTACATGAATAATTCTTAAATCATCTGCACTAATACCAGGTAAGCCAGCAAGGAATCTTTCCATTGCATGGTCTTTAGCTACGTTTTCATTTGGACAATGAACCCGTATCTCAGTTTCATAACGAATCTTTACCCAGTAATTTTGTTTACTCATTTGTAATTAAGTCTTTCATCAAGCATTGCATCGGCTAACTGATAAGATTCTTCTGCAAATTTCTTAATATCTTTATAACTTTTAACACGAAGCAAACTATTAAGAGCTTCTAATGCAAAGTAATCTCTTAAGTTCATACCTGTATAGATTTGTTTGTTGTTATCTTGACACGGAAAAGCTGGTGAATTTCCTTGACTCATGATACCATACCTCCATCTTCTTTAAATAAATTTAATTCTTGTTGAGCTACATCTGTAGCAATACTAAATACACCACGTCTTACTAACTCTTTAATAGCTAAGTCCATTAAAAATGAAGCCTCATTAGGATCCACATGGAAATCAAAGTCTAAAGAACCATCAGAGTTTTGCACACAATTGTTTATAATCATTTAACCAATCCTTTCGATAATCTAACCAAAGGAAGTTGTTATCTTCCGCCCATTTAGAATATGTAGTTTTGCTACGTTTAGTAATCTTATTATCAGGATTCATAAACAAAAAGATAATAGTTATATGAGGGTTAGTATCTCTAAACCATACCATTTTCTGTCTTGTATCTAGATCTAACTTACCTTTAGCTTCAAGGTATATGTTACGTTTACCTGTTTTAAAGTCAGGTATATAAGTTCTTTCTTTTTCAGGTTGTATGTACTTAAACTTGTCAGGCTCATACTTAACTGAAGGAAAGTTACTCTTTAGAATCTTCCAGACTTGTTCTTCTAGCTTGCTCTTGAACGAGTGTATCAAATCTTTCCTTCCAGTCTTCATTTTCTTTACGTCTAATCCATAGGACTCGACCATTCATAAGGAATTCTTCATCATTGCTATAAGCTTCTCTAACAGCATTGAATAACTCTTGTTCAGTTACACAACCATTTAGAATCTTTTCTGCTTTCTTAGGGCCAATCTGTTCAATACCTTTAATGTTATCAGAACGATCACCAGTTAAACATTGCATATAGAAATGACGCATACCTGAATCATTAGTCACTTCTAAAAACTCGTTTTTTACAAAGTTAAAGTGCCGACCAGGAATCATAAGTAGGTCTTTGTCAATAGAGCATATGATTGTATCCTCTGTTTGAGCAATACCTAAAGCGTCATCAGCTTCTTGTCCATCAATCACTTCTGCATTAAAGTTAGCAATAAGATATTGTCTACACTTCTCAAGCCAGAATGGTTTTTCTTTAGGACGGTGAGCTTTATACTCAGGGTATATTGTATACCTAAAGTTATTCTTTCCTGTTAAGAAGAGACGATACTCTGTGGCTTCAGTATGTACTAGGATATGATCTACAAGATCTTCTGCTCTAGCATATACAAAGTCTTCGGCATCGTCTTCTTCTAGCGTACAGGCAACCCTATACGCAACTATGTCAGCATCAATAAGAGCTTTCATTATAGTGGAAGGTCATCCTCAAGAGAGTTAATAGCATCAATGCCAGTTTCTTTAGAGAATACATAAGCTTCAAACTCTTTGGCAGTTGCAATAACATCTGCTACAGATTTACCTTGACCTAGTAATTCTACTGCTGTTGATAGAGAAGATTGTCTAATGATATACACTTGACGAGCTGCTCTTTCTTCTTTAGTTTCATAGTTAGATCCAGTTACTCTACCACCTGTTGCTGGTGTTGCTTGTTTAGTTTCAGTAGCCACTGCGTTGTCTCCTCCAATACCAGTCCATTGCCAATAACCATTAGCATCTTTTTCTGTTTGTACATTAAGTGAGTCACCTTTAGCTAACCCTTTGATGTGATTGAACACACTTGGATTACTAAAAGACATTAGCTTTTTATTAGCTACTTGACCTTGATCATTTTTATATGTAACTTCGATTGATTGATATGATCTACCATTCTTAGCTGCGTGAGTATTTGGTGCACCTACATCTACAATATTAATTAACATTCACTATCTCCATGTTACCCCAATTAGATCCTACTTGACACTCGACCCTCATGGGAAGGTTAAAATCTACTCCAAACAATTTCTTAAAGTTTGCTGGAATATCCGTGAAACACTTATCAACTAATTTCACTATACTAATATTATCGCATACTTTAGAATCAAAGTCAACAATAATTGAATCGTGTACAGTATTTACTAGTTTGACACCTTGCATATCTTTAATCCTATTTGCTAAAGATACTCTTGCTATAGCCATTAGGTCTGCACCTAACCCTTGAACAGGGTAGTTAAGAATCTTAGTGCGTGGCCACTTAGCCTTACCATACTTTATGTCTGGCTCATACTTATAAACCCTTCCTGTAGGCATTGTTAGTTGCCTATCTCTCATAGCTTGGTTAACAATCTCTTTATGCCACTTACCTAAGTCAGAATACTTTTTATAGAATTCATCAATGACGTTTTGCCAGAACGATTCTTGTTTACTTACATCTGTGAAATTAGGATCGTTAGCATAACTATAAGCAGAACCACCATAGATAAGCCGAAAGACAAAGGTCTTAGCAATAAGGCGAGAAGGTAGCCCAAAACGAAGTTGATTATCTGTGTGTTGATCAGTTCCATCCCATATCTCCTGTATAGCTGTTTTATCTTGTGATAAGTATGTAGCACAAACCCATTCCAAAGCTTTTGCATCAGCTTGTAACAGCATACCTACTCCCAAATAGTTGTTTAATTTCTCCATCAAAGTTCTGCAAGTTAGGTTTACTAGATGATAGTCTACCTGTTCTTGCTACACATTGATTGAGCTGCCCATGTAGTTTATTAACAGGCCAGTTCATACTAGTTCTAAGATCAACAAGACCTCTATAGTATGTTGTCAATCGTTTTTCTAATGTTGCCCTGGTTAATATTAATTCTACAATTTCTTTAGCTTTCTTTGTACCTCGTAAGCTTTTAAGTGTTGCTTCATCAGTTGAGAAGTAACCTTCTTTTTCTAACTCAGATCCTTTTAGTGGAGTGATTAGTCTTTCAAAGTCTATTTTATGTTCGAACCATTGTTCTTTTGGCTGACCAGCTCGAAGCCCTGTTTTATATACTCCCACCACTTGCTTCCTACGTACTGTAATAGTTCCACCGTAAAGAAGAGAAGATATATGCTCAGTGCTAGAGGGATTAAACTCAGGGAGATTATGGTATCCAAAGAAAGACTCATCAAGTTTAACAACCTGTTCTTCCATTTCTTTACCAAGTTTGTTGCAGTCTTCTTCGTCAAATAAGATTCCATTATATTCCATCTCCTGTAAGACTGTCAAGTCTTGATTATGTAAACTAATTAATCTTTGCATAGGTTTTGCACATGACGCAAATTCTTGCATTTGTTTGTCATATACTTTTTGCGTTAATTGCAAATCACCAATCAAGTACTCTTCAAGTATATCTTTAGGAATACTAGGTGTATCTATCTTATTGTTCCAATACTCTGTAGCAACAACATCAAGTTTACTACCCAAATCATAGTGAGCAGAGACACTGTTAAGACTTGGATAGGGATGTTGTTGTCCCGACAATATAAAATGTACCAGCTGACAATCCCAAACACGCTTACCCACAAAGTTAATTCCATACTTGCGAAGCCAATGCAAATCAAACTTAATATTAAAGCCAACCAATATCTCAGCTGCATCTATTTCCTTTTGTATGTCATCTAGTTTATTACGGTAGGGTTGGTCACTATACTCAATGTCATAGCATTTGTAACCATCAGCATTGAGTAACCCAACATAACAAAGTTTATTAGACTCGTCAAAAGGGTTACCCTTATTACTGATTGTTGTTTCTACGTCTAAGATTAAGCTCCGCATTCGCCTCCACAACCACTTAGTTTATGTATCGTTTCTTCTATTGTATCATCAGGATTACCTAATGTCAACACATCTTCTACATCAAATGCATTTAATGTTGGATCAATTGCGAGTACATCTTTTGCTGTTGCATTACAAATCTTCATATCGAGCTATCTCCGGTTTAATTAATACTTGTGTTGAGCCATGACGTAAGTCAGGCAGGGTATCTTTATCACCAATAAGTTTATTTTTACTGATGTTAAAGTATCTAGATCGGCTAGTGTTGTCTTGATCTTTACCTATTCCCAAGATCCAGTCAGCTTCGCCTTGCTTGGCCGTCTTCGAACCATCGACCATATCCATTGTAAGAAAGAGTTTACCTTCGGCTTCACCACCCGCTTGAGAGACCGCAATGACTGGTGCATATTGTTTAGCAATCTCACGAGCCCATTGGTAAATTGCTTTAAGTTCAAGATCATTTCTATCTCCTTTGAATCCACGAATCTTATCTATCTGGTCAAAGATAATAAGAGCTGGGTTATATTGTTTAAGTACTGCTTCAACTCTGTGCTTACTACTTGAATCTTCAAAGTCTAGAATTTTAATACGATTGTTTGTTAGGTCTCTATACTTTTGTTTGTTAGCTTCTTTGTTCGCAAAAAGAGCTTCTGTTGTAAGGCCAAGCGTCGCTTGATAGACTCGTATTCCCACTTTAGAACCTTGTTCCTCATTGTTAAACCATAGTATATCTCCCTCAGTTTGTGACACCATGTGAGTAATTTCGCTTGCCAAAAAGGTAGTCTTACCAGTTTCT